AGCAATTTATTATTTCCATACCCGATAATTTAAAAAAAAGTGCATGTAAATTATTGATTTACATGCACTATATATTTTGTGCTATCAGTATTTAATACCCTAAAATTTTTTTTTCATCAATTTTAAATCAAAGTTTCAAAATCAAATTAACTTCAAAAGAGTTCAATCAGGCAATTTTCAGTTCGTTATACGATACCAGTTCAAGCACTATTTCGCTGATTGAATTGAGCGAAACCGGTTTTTCTAATAGCGCATTCATACCAGCATTGCCACAATTGATCCTGTTAAATTAGGTGAACAAGGAACATTAAAAGCGTTAGAAAATTTAAACAGTGATTTAGATACTAGTGTTTCTATGTTAAAAAGTCAGTATGAACGTGAACATAGTACAATTCTTGAACGCAATCCAGATAAATTTTCACTTAAATTAGATTTTGGCAAAAGAAATGAAAAAGAAGAAGCAGCAAAAAATGCTGGTTGGGTTTTACATACAGATTCTAAAGGCAACAAAGCATACGTTAATCCAAATAACAAAAGTGAATACTTGGAGATACAATAATGGCGTTTGACATTGAAAGTGCTGTTCCAGAAAATGAACCATCAAAATTTGACATTGAAACAGCTATTCCCATCGACGGTAGAACATTGGGTGATAAATTAGTTGAATCAAACAAGAAAAAACGCGCATGGTTAGATGTTCCAAGTGAAGCTGCAAGCAACATTGTGCCATCTAGTATCGGTGTTGTTGAAGATACGGTTCAACCGTTTTTTCATCCAATTGACACAGCGCAAGCTGCATTAGATTTAGGAAACGCAGCTATTCAAAAAGTTTTGCCAAGATCTGTTATTGATTTAATGTATAAAATAAATCCAGAAACAGCTAAAAATCCAGAAAAATTATTGGCTGTGGGTCGTTATTTTCAAGAAAGATTTGGCAGTGAAGATGCTTGGAAAGAATCATTAGCAAAAGATCCTGTTGGTGTTGCGGCTGATTTAATGTCAGTTTTACAACCAACAAGATTAATTGCAAAAGGAAATGTTCCTGGCAGAGTGCAACGTGTATTAGATGTAGCATCAGAACTTGATCCAACATCTGCGCCAATAACTTTATTAGAGCATACTGCAAAACCGATAGGAAACTTTGCTGCCGCCACACTTGGAAAAACAACTGGCGTTGGTGATGTGCCGATTAAAGAAGCATTTCAAGCTGGTTATGAAGGCGGTGAACCATTAGAAGCGTTAACACGCCACATGCGTGACAATGCCGACATTATGGAACCTGTTGATGTATTAACCTCATCTTTAAAAAACATGAGGAATAAAACATCGCAAGATTATCAAGCAGGGATGAATCAAATTCGAGGAAACGAAAGTTTTCAAAAATTATTTGATCGTTATCACCCTTTGGATTTTATTCCAGTTGAACAAGCGGCTCGTGGTGCATTAAATATTAAAAAATATGAAGGGTTTGATAAAAATCCTAATTTGCAAACACAACGCGATGCTATTTCAGACGCTATTCAAAGATGGAAAGATGAGCAACAACCCACGCCAATGCAATCTTTACAGGGTTTACCAGGAAAAGATTTTAGAAATGTCACAGGTTTTGATGCTTTAAAACAAGGTATTTATGAGCTTGGTGATTGGAACAATCCAAGAGATCCGTCAACTATGATGGCATCAAACGTATCGAATGCGATTAAAGATGAGATTGCAAAACAATCGCATGATTACGGATGGCTTATGCGCGATCAAGCACAAAGAATTAGAGATGCTAATGATATTGAGCGTACATTTAATTTATCACCCGCAGCACGCGAAGAAACCAAAGCAAATAAAGCGCAAGGTTTAACACGAAATAATGTTAATACATCTTACGGGTTGCGAATGGATAAATTGCGAGAACTTGAGCCTTATGGTGCAGAAAACGTGTTGCCTATGCTATCGGGTCAAGCATTATCGCCTAATGCTCCTAGAGGCATTGCAAGAGCAGGTGCAGGCATGTCTTCAATTGGTGCTTATTTAGCTGGTGGAGTACCATTAACTATGCTTGATTTAGCATTATCATCACCTAGAATTGTTGGTGAAGGAGCTATTAAAGCTGGTCAAGCTGCCAAATATGGCAAAAAAGGATTAAATGCTATAAAAGCAGGTCTTGATTCTGGCGGAATTGATCCTAAATTTTTAATGAATGAAATGTATCAAATAGAAAAAGCTAAAGAAGCGGAAGACAAATATAAATAATCTTCCGCCATCAAACGGCTGGAATCAAAACAGGTTCCAGCCAAACTTGGCTATTTCATAAGATAACCTAACCATAAATCCTATAAAAGTTAGCGCACAGAAAAACCACAAGACAATTCTGATACCTTCCCACAAATCAATAAACCATTCTTTTATCGTCATTTAATTTCACCCATTTGTTAAACGCTGCTTCTGGCGTAGTACCAGAAGCCACTATTGAAAAGTCGGTATAGCAAAACCAATAATTGCCTACCTTTCGTATCTTTGGTTTCATCGTTCCCTTCTGCTTAATACTAAATTGCTAACGCTGATAGGCTCCATTGGATTATCAGCCAGCCATTTTAGCAATTCCATATACTCAGCGCATCGTTCTTTATTTATGGCTAAGATGGTCGTTTCTGGGTGATCTTTGGCTATCCACTGATTCATTAGAAATTCTCAAACTTGATCAAACGATCCAAATACCAATTGGCTTTGCGCAGATCCTCGATCCCATTTTTATCTTTGTATCGCCACATGTACTTAAAAATGTTTCCACGCAAGAAACCGCGAAACTCATCATGGCCTAGCATTTTCTCCATTGCCAAAATGCATTCGTCGCCTTGATAGTGCTTTGGTGCGTGTACTGTGTCTGTTGGAATAGTATGCCAAGGTCTTGTTTCTGATGCCGTCAAATCCTCTCTTATCTTGTCTAGTCTTTCTTTTTTACTTGCTACTGACTCATGCACTGAGTCACCTGTGAATCCATAATAAATTTCGCTCATAAAGTCATCTCCCAACCTTTTGGCATAATGGTGTGTTGTTGTAAAAACTTTTTGCACAGCTTATTGTTTATGCGTGAAGTTGAAACCCGTTTTTTTCGCTCGTTGTTTTCTTGCACGCCAAGCGAGATATTGCAGACTTTGCAAATGCCACTCCCGCGTGCAAAAAGTAGCACCGGCTTTTCTACGTTGCATACTTCACATAGTCGATTGCTTGCCATTAAAGTAACTTTGGTCGAGTGGTAACAATCGGATCTGGTATATCACCTTCAATTGTAAAATCAGATGCTTTAAAATCTGTGCTGGTTGGCGTGTAAACCAGTTTTACCTCGTCCATGCCAGTGTAAAAACGTATCATGGTTTCTGCTGTATCAACATGAGATGGCTCATTATAAATATGCGCATCTCCCCACATCCACGTCATACTACCTACTTTAAGTCCTGCATGATGAGCAAACCACATGAGCATCGCCCAAGATTGAATCCAGTTGTGCGGTACGCCAAGAAGCATGTCAGCACTACGTTGATATGACTTCATGCTCAAACGTCCGTTACGCACGAAGAACTGCACCACAATGCTATGGCAACAGGTTGGCGTGTTGAGGTTGTCATTTGCTTCTGTAATAAACGCCATTTCCCCTGCGTTCCATGTTGTCATCAAAAGGCGACGACTATTTGGATTGTTCTTTAGTGCATCTTGGATGAATTTAACTTGGTCAAAAGAACCAAGGTCACCTATTCTAAAATCATAAAATGTACTTTGCCGTAATTGCACACCATAACCCGATGTCAAACATCTATCAGTATCTAATTGCCCGTTCCACCAATCAAGCAGTTCCTTTGGGCATTCACTATCACCAGACAAGAACCACTCCATCTCACGCAGTGCTTTTTTCCATGCGGTTTTGCGCAAAGTGACAAGTGGTGTTGTGGTGAAGGTTACATTTGGCAAATCAAAATGCGAATACACTTCATGGTTTCGTGTTGTAACCAAATCACCCGCATTTATGATCTCTTTTAAAATACAAACGTATTTTTGATTTGCTAAGCTCATTTTTTATCCTCAGTAAGTGAGTACGGATGACAGGTAAGATTCCATCTACCATGTACCTCAAGTGACTTTAATACAAAGTCTTGTCTTGTCGCTGCTGACTCGCATGATGGTTTGTCTGCAAACGTGGCTGTTGATTGTGTAAATTGACCGTGTGAAGCAATCGTACTAATCAAAATATAGGCTGTTGTTGCTATCATTTCGCCCTCCTCACAGTGGTGTACTTTTTCTGCATCAGAAATAACGGATGCTCCGATTATAGCAAGCCCAAGTATCATTAAGATCGGGCCAAGTACGTCTAATAATAAGTCTTTCATTTCTCATCTCCAATGTGGCGGTATTCAAAGTCGAGATGGAAACTAATGCCCGTTGTTGGCGTTTCCCACTCCCTTTTGTCGACTCTAAACTCAAACTCCACCCAAGGGTCAACTTTTCTAGCTGCCACCTCAGCATACTTAGCCATAATCTCTGCATGAGGGTGCGGTGTGATAACTGGCGCAGGTCTTTCAAATGTTACTGAATCGAGCGAACCAGACCATAGCACTGCCCCCGACTCCTTATCTTCAGTAATCCAATGCAACCTTAATGCCGCTTTAGTTGCGTTTTTTGGCGCATCGTTCCAGTCTACCTCTATCTGTTGGGTAGTTTGCTTTTCGTTCCATTCACAAAGTTCGTCATATAAATCTTTGCTAGTTGATTGGTTAAGCGCAATAAGTGTTATTATTTCAATTTGTTTTTTAGTTAATAATGCCATTTTATACTCCCGTACTTCCAAAACCACCACGATCAGTTACACTACTAAATTCTTCAACCTCAACAAACTCAGCACGAATCACTGGTGTAAACAGCATTTGAGCAATGCGATCCTGTGGGTTGATTTTATAAACACCTGTACCGGTATTCTTGATGGATACAAACAATTCCTTCTGGTAGTCTGCGTCAATTAAGCCTACGCTATTACCTAACTTGATCCCGTAATTATGCCCCAGACCACTTCTCGGAAGAATCAAAGCCGCAACTTCACCATCAAACACATTGATCGCAAGACCTGTAGGAATCAACGCTGTTTCGCCCAAGTCTAATGTCATGGCTTTGCTAATGTTTGCTCGCAAGTCTACCGCTGCTGACTTTTCTGTAGCGTAGGTTGGGATGATTGCTGTTGCGTCTAATCTCTTAATTTCTATTTTCATTTTGTTTCCTCTCTATGTTTAGGTAATATTTGCCGTGCTTTATCGTAAAGAGTTTTAGCTTCATCGATTGATTCACCAACACGCCAAGCATCTAAAACTTCCTCAAGCGTGCCAGCTAATTCATCAATGTATTTAGCATAAAGGTATGATTCAAGGTTCATTTTGTTCCCCTAGTACAATGTCAGTTAAGTCACTAATAATTTTAATCAGCTCGTCAGTGTGATGGTCCGGCACATCGCTTTGCATAAAAACATACATCTCTAAACCAGATAGCAGTTTAAGTATGCGCAGTGTTTGTTCTTTTGTTTGGCGTTCTGTGCCAAAACCTTTTGACCCACCCGGTGTCTCTACTTCAACTACCTCCCTTTCAGAATCAATCCACCAATCCCCACCTTTAGGTTGCCACTTTCTGACTGTTAGCGTACTGCCTCCCCCACATTGAGTACGTTTTTCTAGCTCAATAACTCTGTATTCTAAATTCTTAATCATTATTTCGTATTCGAACATTTTGTTGTCTCCAATATTGCTTTAAGTAATTTCTTGTGTGGTCCATGTCTATGTCATATCGCAAGTTTAGCTCGTCCATCATTCTTGGTCGTGATTTCCTGCCGTAGTAATAAAATTTACCGCACTTGGTTACTGGCATAAATCAACCACACTTAGAGCTGGCGCAGTTTAAACATACCTTGCAGTTATCCATAACAATAACCGCTTTGGTATTACACTCATCACATAAGGTGGCATTGGCAGGATAACCAGATTCTTCACTTCCCATTACTTCCTCACGCTTTGCTTTAATAAATGCTTGCTGATGCTCATCCACTTCAACTTTAATCACGCCAATGCTTTTAAGGTGTTGCTCGATAACTGTTCCTATTTCAGCCACAAGTGATGGCATATACACACCACCTCTTTTGTAGTAGCCACCCTTGGGGTCAAACACATTCTTGAGTTCCTCAACAAGGAAAGTAGAATCACCACCTTTGCGCCATACCGCAGACACCAATCGTGTCAGTGCAAGTACCCATTGGAAATGATCCATGTTCTTAGAGTTAATGAACATCTCATACGGATGGTGAACGCCATCTAAAACCATGTCATTGATCGTAATGTACAAAGCGTGTTCACTCTGTGGCGTTTTGACCTTGTACGTTGTACCGGTTAGACAATTTGGTCTGGGTAGTAGCTCGTGCATAAGTTGTGCTTCAACTACCGGTTCTTCTGTCTTGTCTACTACTTTATAACCAACAATCTTTTTATCTATTTTTAACATAGGGTCATTTCCCATCTTTTTGGCACAATCGTGTGCGTTCTTAGAAATTCCATAATATGCGTGTTTTTACGCTTACCAATGCTAGGCTTTTTTACCTGTTCAAAATTAATTTGCTTTAGATCTTTACACTGACGTGCAAAGTCTGCTTTTTTGTAAAACCAATACGACATACCACCAACGCTTCTTCGGATCCTTTTTTCTTTGCGCATCTTTATAGATACATGGCGATACTCAAGCTGGTTATCAATGCAATAATCCATCACAGTGGTTTCATCATCACCAAAATGAATCACGCGCAAATTGTTTAGGCTTAAGTTTTTTGCATCACCGTCAACGTATTCACAAGTATCACCCTCGTCTGGCCAATATCCATGTGACATGTAAATAGCGATCTTCCATGCCGAGTACATATTATGAAAATCAGCTTTACGAAGTGCTATCAATGCATGTTTGTTTTTAGTCACTAACTTTGCTGGTGAATCCGATTCGTTACGATAAAAATTTCCTGTTTTAGCACTGTATTTCACAATGCCTTTAATCGCTGTCAGTTCTTTGTTGTCCATCAAAAACTCCACTTATTACATCAAAAAAACGTATTCTGTCTGTTGCACTGAGCCTAGCTAGTGCCTTGTATAGCTTTCTGGTTTCGCCATTGTGTTGGCGCATGAGTCGTTTGCAATGCGCTTCAAAACGCTTATGGTTTAGCTCATGCACCAAACCCAAGGTAAACACTTCACTCGTAAACCTGTCTTTTAAAAACGGTGACAGGTTAATAAATATCTGACTAATATTCATCGCTGGTGCTTCACAACATTAAAGATTGGTCGTTGGATCTTGCATTTGTCGCATTCTCTATAACCACGACTTTGATAAATTCGCCAGTGATCGTGCTTGCATTCACTCTGCACTGGCGTTACCGGCTCAACCGGTTTAACTAATGGTAGATCCATATTCCCGCCAATATTAATCCCAAAACAAAGAAAATAAGTGCCGCTGCGTCATCAACTCCCATCAGCGTACTCAATTAAAAAACACACCACCATCACTACAATGCCTGTCCAAAAAATCAATTCAACCACAATCATCCTCCTCTAATGCGCGAAGCATCAGCTTCAATTGTTCAATCTCTTTGAGGATCTGAAGTTTGATTTTCTTCAGTTCTTTTTTGTTTTTTTGCGCCATCTGTAGACGCTTGTAAACTTCGTCTTTGGTCATCGCGTCACCATCTCACCTTTAATATTTCTTTCCATCTCATACACGGAATAAATCTTACCGTCATGGATGATGAATTCGCCAATACTGGTTTTAATCACTTCATGATAATGACGGTGCATAGTTGCTACTGCAACAAATCCAGTTAATGCACCTGCCACAAATGATGCGATTAAACACCAAATGATTGCGTTGTCTTTCATGATTTATCTCCAATGTGGCGATATTCAAGATGCGCATCAAAAAAGGTTGGAACTTCTAAAGCAACCCAGTTACCAAAAGATTCATTATATATCTCAAACTCAACCCAAGGATCTGTTCTGCGTTGCGCTGCTTCCGCATATTTCATAATAACTTTTGCGTGTGGGTGTGCAATTGCTGGTCTATCATATTGAGCAATAACATCCCATCCGAATTTGTCGCCTTTGCGGTCAAGCCAATGTATTTCTAAGATAGCTTCCTCTGCGCCTTTGGGTGCAATTTTCCAGTTAACTTCAAAATGCTGATTGGTTTGATTGCTGTTCCAATGATCCAGCTTTAACTTTAAGATTTCAGCAAACTCAGCTTGCTGAGTTGCCATGTCAATTATTTCGGCAATTTGTTTTTCGGTTAATAAGCTCATTCTACTACTCCTGTTGCGCTGTCGGTGCAGACAGCCGTGATTATTCTAGCAGGACGCTTTGACATCTGATATGCGCCTACTGCAAACTGCCATTCCTGCTTTGCATTGGCGCACGCTTGGCGAGTTTCATATGGAATTGCCGTTGTAGTGTAAGCAATTGTTTCGTGACGTGTTGTATGCCCTTTTTTGTCGATGGTGGTATCAACTGTCAAAAAAGACAGGGTTAAAATTAAAGATGCGCTCATCGTCTTATGCCTCGAATTGTGTTTGTTGTAGGATGCTTAACTCAGCACGGATCTGCTTGCTGACGGTTTCAATAAAAGCATCCTGTTCTTCCTTGTCGGGAATTGCATTGGCGATAAAGCTCAAACCACGCACGATCTCTGTGCAAACCAACGCAACATTATGTGCTGGATCATTTGAGTTGATTGCCTCAGCAATCATTTGTTGTACTGGATTGATCATCTCATTGCTCTCTTAAGTAATTTTCTTAAACGGGTGTTTTCTTTCATTGCTTTGGAATGCAATGAAGCCATTGCTAAAAAAAGCGCAAGCATAATCAAATAGGCGACATCTGAGTCGTCTAGCCACTTTATAAAATCTATCATCTTAGTATCTCAAAAAATGCACCGCGTGTGCGGTGCGAGTAGGAGTATTTGTTAAATTAATTCTGCGTAATCTTGATCCGATTTAAAATCGTCCAAGTAAATTTCATCAATATGTTTATATACTGCTTTTTCAAAAATATTAGCTAAGTTATCGTCAATGTGTTCATAAACAATTTGAGTTAATTTTTCAGAGTTCATTTCTTCACCATCTTCATCAAACAGATTAACTTCTGTCACGTCAATTTCGCGTTCATCTTCGATGTCGTGGTTAAAGTCTACTGGGATATATGAACCAGATAATGTTGCAGTAGCACTAACGTTAATTGTCACACCATCGTTTGATACGATGTCAAAGTAAATTTCTATTTCCATCTCGTTCTCCTAAACAACCGCAGCAAGCATCACTGATGCTTTGCGTGGAAAATGATGGCCGTCACGTTTGACGGTGTTAACTGTGCGAATCGCCCCAGCGTCAATTGCTTGGGCGTGAGTGCGGAATGCTACCCACTTTTGATTAACTAATCCGCATACTGATGTTTGTGCTTTTTTCATAATCTTTACTCCTAAATAGTTGGGCGAACTGGGCGCATATTTACGCCCAGCTTTTTTTGTTGTTGTTTATGCTGCTAATAATGTTTTAATGCCAAAATCAGATTCATAATCTTCTAGTCTTGCATCTGCTGCTTGAAGTGCGCAAGTCATCATTGCATCCCAATAATTTGCATCATCTTCTTTTAATCCGCAGTTTTCCATATCAATGTTGCCATCAGTTAAATATGAAAAACCTAATTTTTTACCAACAGCATCAATGCTTGCTATTAATGCTGCGTAGTCTTTATGTGTTGCCATGTCGTTTACTCCAAATTAGTTATTATTTTTTTTTGCTTCTCCCGAAGGAGGACTATAGATTATCATAACTGTTCACGAAG